TTTGTTGTTGTTGCCATTTTTTAAAATTTAAACGTTTAATTGATTATTTGAATAGTTTGTTATATATAACAGATTTTGTTGTTTTTGGTGCTTTTTGAGAATACAAGAAAGTATCTTTTTTAGAAGCATCAGCTTCGGGATTGTGTTTGATTGGTGCAACTTCTTCGGCACTCAATTCAACTTCCTCTTTAACTTCTTCTTTTACTTCTTCTTTAGACTCTAAAGCAAGTTTTAATGCATCAATTTCTTTTTGCATTTCTTCGATTTTAGCGAAGTGGATTTCTTTTGAAATAGATTCAACTACCTTTTTAGGTGCAGAAGTTTCAGCTTGCATTTCTTGTTCTTCAACTTCTTCTTTTGCTTCTGTTTCTTCCTCTACTTCTTCAGCTTCTTCGGCTTCTTCTTCTTTTTCTTTGATTTCAGAAATGATTCCTTCCTCAACTACTACAAGAATTTTCCCGTCCTCTAGTTCGTACTCGCCAACAGGCAAAGCCACTTTTTCTTCTTCTGAAACGATGAAAACCTCGTTTTCTGCTTCAAATGCTTCCGCTTCGATTTCAGTACCATTTACAAGTTTCATTGTTGCCAATTTAACCTCCATACCTAGCAAAGCTTTTATTTGGTCGATTTTGTTCATTTTGTGTGGATTTTATTTAAAACGTGATTAATATACTTTTGTTACAAATTCAGATTTTACTCCTCTGTTATCGTGTAGTTTGATTGATTTTTAAGGTTGCCAATTCCTTGATTAATTAGCTTACCCTTGCAACAATCTCTTGAATACTTTTTTCCGTCAGCGCATAAGCACCCACGTCTTGAATTTTTAGGACTTGTATAGTTCTCCATTAGTCTTTTAAGATTTCTATTATTTTATTCAACAATTCTTCTTCGATTTCCTTCTCTACTTCCGCAGACAATCCTAACTTTTCAATTTTGCTTTTTGACCAACGCAAAGCAGCTTTTCCTCCCCAAGCGTCAAACATCAATTTGCCACACCCATCAGAATAGCTTTTAGAGCTATCTAAATCAACTAAATGCCTTGAAAGGTATGAGTACATTCTTTTTATTGTTTTAACGCTTATAGGCTCGCCTTTTGCTAATTGATTAGCACGTTGCTTGCCTACTCCTGTACCACAAGAACCCCAACCATTTTTTTCTGTCCATTCTAGCACCTTTCTAGCGTTGCTTTTGACACCTTGAGGATAGTCTGAATAAGATTCCAATTCAACCTCTGAAAGTTCAGCTTCTTTTTCTGAAAAACGTCCCTCGATTGATAAACCTAAATACTTGCCTTCTTTGATGTCTTGCCAAACCTCGTCGTTGTCTATTTTCATAACAACTGCCCAAGCACCTTGAACAGCATTCAATCCATAAATAGCTGTTTTGTCTTTTTCTACATCTTCAACAATCCACGATTCAATCACAGAAACTCCGTCTGTTTTTTCTTCGTGTTCCAAAGTAGCGTTATTGTTGTTTAGGTTTTTAAAGTACAATTCAGATGCCTTACGTACGGTTTCTTTTGAGAATACGATATTATATTCTTCGCCTTTAGAATTACGTCTGTAAATTTCCTTATCGGGAATAAGAGCCAAAGAAACAACGATACGTTTTTCTTCATCTAAAGTTTTTAATTCTACCTTTTGCTTTGACAATGCTACGAAGTTCTCCTCGATTGCGGGAGTGTGAACCAAGCTGATTGCTTCGATTCCGTCCGTAGCTTCGTTTTCGTCTATGATTAATTCAACTAATGGAAGCATATTTGTTTTATTTTAAAACGTTATTTATTACTTTTTGTTTATAATGATGCACCTTCAACAATGTTTCTGTCTAAACTTTGCGCTGTTGTTACATCGTTGGAAACCACATAAGCCTTAATAGGTTGCTGTGATTGTGAACCTATCGCTTCGGCTAGTTGGTTCGTTCCTCCTTGTCCTACAATGTTAAAGCTTGGAGATTGTGGTGCTGTTGTTGGTGCTGCGCCCCTAACACCCGAAGAAACCCTTCCCATACTTGGAGATTTCTTGTTACTTTTTAAATCTGCTATTGACTTAACAGCACCCGCAACAGAACCCGCTATTGACAAACCTGCTGAAACGGAATTGATACCAACCCACGGCTGTCCCAAAGTAAGAGGAGAAATTGCTACCGCTTTAGCGTTGGCTATTCCTGTGTTTGAAATAATTTTACTAATTGAGGCGACCTGTTCCGTTACGATTCCCGCAATAGCAAGAGCCTTGCTTTCTTTCCCAAATGCTGCAAATATGTTTTGTAGATTACCTATTGCGTTACCAACAACAGCGTATTGTTTTTGTCTGTTTTTTTCTTCTTCTTGTATTTGTGTTATTTCGTCCTGTAACTTTTTATCATTTAAAGCCTTTATTTTAGCATTTTCTTCGTTTTTAGCTGCTATCGCATTTTCTGTGTCTTTTTGCCTTGCTTCTTCTTCAAGTTCATCGTAGTATGCGTTTACATCTATAATAGCTTGACGTTTCTCTTCTTCTGAAAGTTTTATTTTTTTTAATTCTTCGAGCCTTCTGTTTCTTTCAAGTTCATTTTTTTGTACTTCTGTTTCTGCGTCTTTGTCCTCTTGGTCTTTTTTTAACTTGTCTTTGAATTTTACAAAATCCTTTTCAGCTTTTTCTCTTTCAGCTTTTGCTTTTGCTTCGGCTTCTCTTTGTTTTTCAAGAGCTTCTTCATCTATTTTTTCTTGTTCTTCTGCTTGTTCTTTTGCTAGTTTCTTTTGATTTAATAGTTTGGTTTTTCTTGTTTGTTCGGCGTGAAACCTCTCCATAAAAGTTTCATCTCTCTGCACCTGTTCTCTGTATTTTTTTTGTCCCTGTGCAATCTTTTTATTTGCGTCATCTAAAACTTTAGAGGCATCTTCAATGTTCTTTTTGACTTGTTCAGTATCTACGCTTTTTCCTATGTATGGTATTTCAGAAATTGCCAACAATGATTCGTTTGCAAACATTTTTATTTTTGCGCCAAACTTCGTAAAGTATCCCGAAGTTATTTCTGTGATTGATTTTGTATAATTTGATATTCCACTCCAACCATCTTCCCAAGTAAAAGCCAAAAAATCAACACCAACCTGCAAACCTACTATTGCTTTTCTTAAAAGTTGAACAGAACCCCTTGCGATGCTATTTATTGCGCCATCGCCATCATCTATATTCAACAGAAAACCTTCCCAAGCAGAACTTAATGCTTTTGTATCTCCTTCTAAAGTATCTAATCTAGTTTCTGATATTCTTTTTGCTGCACCTGCTGCGTTGTCAAAAGTTTCTTCAAGATTTTCTATTTTTTCTCCTGCATTCGCAAGGTTCAACAATGATTTTGCGCCAACAATACCAACAAGGTCGATAGCTGTATTTAGTTGATTTGATGAATTTTTAACTTTATTAAGACCTTCTTCAAGCGTCAATCCTTTTTGATTCAAGGCTACGAATGTTTTAGAAAGTCCTGTTCCTGCAATACTACCCTTCAATCCTGTATCAGCTAAAACACCCAACAATGCAGCTGTTTTCTCTACACTAACACCCAACGCCCTAGAAGTAGGTGCTGCCAACTTCATTGACTCTCTCAATGATTCAAAATTAAGAGCCGAAGTCGTTGTACTTTTTGCCATAACATCAACAACTCTCGATGTTTCCTCGGTATCTAAACCAAAAGAACGAACAACAGAACCCGCAAACTCGGCTGCTTCTGCCAAACTAACATCTAAAGAAGCCGCGAGGTCAAGAATAGCAGGAGTAGCGTTCCCGATATCTCTAGCAGTAAACCCAAGTTTAGCTAATTCTGTTTGCAAATTGACAACTTGTGAAGCTGTGAATTGCGTTGTACTACCTAATTCTTTGGCTTGCTCGGTAAAAAACTCCATTTCGTTTGAAGTGGCGTTTGTTATTGCTTTTAACGTAGCTAAAGCTTTTCCGAAGTCAGCACTAGTAGAAACTACTTTAGTAAACAAAGTTATTAAGCTACCGATAGCTACAACAAAAGCACCTACCCCCGTGCTTATTAAAGCTGTTTTCAATTTACCTAGAGCAGGAACAGCTGATAAAATAGCTGTTTTAAGCCCTTGAAATCCTCCCTTTAAACTAGCACCTGTTTTTTTTGAGGTCTTGCTTGTTTTGTCAATGCTTTTATTTAACTTATCAACCTCTTTAACAGCAGAGCCTGTTTTAACATCTATTACAATAGTTTCTTTTATCATTTCTTATATTTTAATTGTCTTTTCATTTGCTTAATTCCTTCAGATAACGTCAAAGGAAGTCTGTTCTTCCCTTTTGCTATTTCTATTTCTTCGCACTCGTTGAAATAGTCGTATTTGTTTAATAACTTAAATATCATACCTCGTTTAATAGTTCTATATCACTTTCGCCTGTTTGTAGGTTTGTTGTGATGCTGTTAATCTTATACTTCTTTCCTGCGATTACAAATCTGTCTGCTAGGGTGTGTTTTAAAATGATTTTAAGAGGTAAAAAAGCCTTTACTTTAGTTAGCCTTCTCTTTTCATTAAAAACGTCTTGAATGTACTCTTTGTATCTTTCTTCAAAAAGACTATTGTCGTTTGTCGTTGCTGTCCACTCGTTTAATTCTGAATAGAAATTTATACTCTCCTGTCCTGTGTTTATTTGAAAGTTTCTTTGATTAGTAGGCATAAAAATAGATACCGTTATTTGGCTGTGGCTTGTCGTTGTATCTCTAAAGGAAATACCTGCGCCGTTTTGAGTGGGATTTTGCAAAGAAGCATAATGCAACAAAGGTTCTCCGATATAAGGTTCTTGATTGTCATCTGCCATAAATCCGTACATAATATTTTTGGTTTCTAGCGTATTATCGTCTGTTAGCCTTTCGTAAACCATTTTTTCAAAAGGTACTTCTACCTTGTATTCTTGTCCTACCCAATTACTCGGATTCTCTCCTTTGTATTCTAATGTCGCAAACTCTCTGTTTTGTAGCTGTTCAAATTTAGAAGCTAAAAGCGTTTTATGTCCCTTGAATCTAAAGTTTATTTGTTTATAAGGCAAGGCTATATTTACAGAACTTGAATTTACATCAACGTATTTCGTAATGTCGTAGTCAGTTCCTCCCGAATAAAAGCTGTCTAATGTCTGTACTTTTATAGTTCCGTCATCTTCAACGTATGCTGTCAAGTTCCAAAGCTTCCACAACCCTGTCAAGAAATCTAATACTTTCATTTTAGGGAGTTGTTGCGTAGGTAACCAAGCAAATTTTTCTTCAATAGTATTTGCGCTTAATGTAGCTTTAGGAGAACCCGAACCAACAGTACTGCCTTGGTATGTTATTCTAGCATCTACCTCAATATCTCCCGAAGGAAAATTCAAGGTTTCAGCAGCTTCTACTACTATTGAGTATTCTCCTACCGCAGAAAAATTGTCATCTCCTAAACCACCAACAGAAGTGCTTCCTGTTGCACCCTCAACTTCTTCAATTAATGTCTTTACTCCTGTCGCATCACTTGTAAAATACAAATAGATATTGTAAGGTATGTTATTATCGGCAGGGTTAAATGTTATTACATAGTCATAATAAACTTGCGTAGCTGCCCCAAAAGAACCCGAAGCAGTAAAACCATTGTAGCTTCCCGCGATAGTGTAATTATTCGAGTTTAC